ATAATCTGTAAACATCTCAATAAATTGTTGTTCTGTTTCGGTTTTTGCGCCTAGAATGATAACAACATCATTGCCTGTTTCTTTTCTTTTATCAACTAAATCCGCTACCATAAAAGATTTACCACTTCTGGGCACAGCTCCCCAAATAAATTTTTTAATGTCCCGTTCATTATTATAACGGACGGTTGATTTGGTAATTAATAACTGATGAAATCTGGTGGTCATTAATGGTTTATCTTTATTTTCACTGCCTTGTTTTTTATTTATATACGTAATATAATTATCAATATTCTCATTTTTGAATAAATCATATAACATATCTTGAAACCATTTATCTATTTGAACAACACCATAAATTTTATGTATAATATCTTTGAACTGTTGTTTTGATTTTAATAAATTTGCTGATAAAACTTCCTCATTATTTACCATAAGTATAATTTTATGTTTACCTAAATGTTTTACACGGTCATCGCCAGCCAAAGCATGCATCCGGGTTACATCATATTTATCAATATTTGTTTTTTCTTTATCAAAATATTTATTTTGAATCATTATTATAGTTGGTATCTTTTCTTCTGATTTTTCAGCTATTTCTTGTTTATTGTATATAATTTCACACGCAGATAATTTTTTTTCATCTTCTTCTTTTAATGAAATATTTGTTTTAAATAATATATCGACAATTCCACCAGCGGAAGATTCATTTATTTTTAAATCCAAAATATCTTTTTTTGATAATTTTTTATCAGTGCCTTTCATAACATTTTCATAAGAATCCAAGAAGTTTTTTTCATATCCCAATTCACCTTTATCATAATCAAACAATAATAATAACCGACATAATGCCTCAAATATATGCTGTTTTTTAAAATTTGTTTTTAAAATAGGAGTGTCTCTTGGAAATTTATCAATAAATTGTTGAAAGGTTAACATAAAATTAATATCCTTTGTTTTTTCATCTTTATAATAGTTAAATAAGCCTTTTAACAAATCATTGTGTGATAGTTGTGTTCCATCGATATTCTTAAAATATTTTTCTATAAAAGACCCATATAAAGATTCTTCACATTCTTTAACCTTACCTCTAAATTCTTTAGTTAATGTTTTTAATTCTTTTTGTTTTTCCTCTTTCTCTTTACATGGGTCTTTTTGTGCAGTAGATTTTAATGTAGAAACAAACAATGCTGGTACAGGAGTATTATCATCATCTAAAGTAGCCATTAATATATATTAAAACTATAATATATATATTAGGGTTTAAACATATATAAATAAAAAATTGATTTAATAAAAAGGTATAATAATTAATTATATAACAATAATAATTATGGAACGATATCCATATACCAAACAGTATGCGGAATCCAAACTTATCGGTAATAGAAAATGCGCAATTTCGTTTCCAAACCATCGAAATGTCCTAGCACCCGATATAGAACATTTCGAAGAATTTTTGAAAAAATATTATCCTGAATCAGAATTATTAATAGCAGAGCCAACCAAGCCAAAGGCAGAGCCCAAGCCGAAGGCAGAGCCCAAGCCGAAGGCAGAGCCCAAGCCGAAGGCAGAGCCCAAGCCGAAGGCAGATCCCAAGCCGAAGGCAAAGGCAGAGGCAGTAAAACCGTGTAACAATGAAAAGAAAAAGAAGATTTCGGCTGCTATAAAAAAACTGGTATGGAATACCAATATAGGTGAAGAGATCGGTAAATCTAAATGCATGTGCTGCCAATCAACCGATATTACGCAAATGTCTTTCAATTGTGGGCATATTGTAGCAGAAGCAAAGGGAGGCGCCACGATTGTGTCAAATTTAAAACCCATCTGCCAGAATTGTAATTCAAGTATGGGTACACAAAATATGAACGAATTTATGAAATCTCTCAAATAATAAAATAACGATTATATATTATATTTCTTTTATATATATGAATTTTTCGGAACAAACCGATGAATTCATAAACCCTTTTTTAAATTCATTTGGTAAATGTGATAAGAAAAAGTTTTCCAAAATAGAAAATAATACCTTTCAATCTATTATTATCTCTCTTTATAATGATATTCATGAAGCTAATCAAACCATTTTCAAGACTGGTTGCTTTAAACATACCGTGCTTAACAAGGCGGCTATAAAAAAACCAGCAGATTATACCAATAGCCGCTACTTCCCTAAGATTATTCAAACCTATATCAAAGAGAATGAACAACAGCAACTTCTTTTTTCCTGTGGGAATGTAGGTAATAGAGAGATTAATATTCATTTCACTTTATTTTCTGAAAGCGATCTGGACCATATAGAAAAATATGTACAACATGTCCGTATGATGTATATCTGGTTATCTATTTGCGCGAAATATGCGAAGAAATATTGTACGAATACTTTGGACATCTATGTGTATCCGACGCCTTTTAATAAGAATTTACCCGAGAGTACCACTACAACGCTCGGTCCGGATAATGTAAATACGGCTTTTACGGTCGCCTGCGCACCCAAAGGGCAACTCGTTATTTTTCGCGAAGAAGAATGGTTTAAGGTTTTTATCCACGAGACTTTTCATACGTATGGCTTAGATTTTTCGCAAAGTAATATTAACAGCCTGAAAAAAGAATTAATCTCTCTATTTCCTATTGAGAGTGACTTTGATATATATGAAGCTTATACGGAAACCTGGGCACGGATCATTAACTGTGCTCTCAGTGGCTATAAAGCCTTGGAAAACAAAAGAGATAAGAAAACCTTCTTTAAGAACCTAGATTTTTGTTTAGAATTAGAGAGAATGTTTGCGCTTTATCAATGTGTAAAAGTAATTGGATTTATGGGGCTCGCTTATGATGATCTACATTCAACCGAGGCGCATTCGCATTTATTGCGCAAGGGTTTATACCGAGAAAATACCCATGTGTTTTCGTATTATGTTTTGACCGCCGTTTTTTTGAATGATTATCAAGGGTTTATGATGTGGTGTCAAGAGCATAATGAACTGCTGCTGCGATTTAACGCGATCCCGGCGAACTTCACCGCCTTTACGGAATATATTAAAAGCGTGTATAATTGTGTTCCTTTACAAAATGGGATTAAATATATGAGTCAATTAATTAAGCAGCATAACAAAGGCATAAGCATAAGCAATAGCAAAGTCATGAGAAAGGCGCTGGGCGAAACAACCCGCATGTCGATCATTCATACAATATAAATTATAATTTAAGGATTAATTCTTCGCTGGCGCCGGCTTAGCCTTCTTCGCATCCTTTTTCTCTTTCTTCGCTGCCGTATCCTTCTTATCTTTATTCGCCGGTGCATTCTTCTCTTTATTCGCCGCATTCTTTTCTTTCTTCGCCTTCTTCTTCTCTTCAGCTGTCATTCCTTCACGACTGCCTCTTTGCGATCCCAAATAAGCCAGGGACCCAAGTAATAAAGCTAATAACCCTAAAAGAACATACATATTTTTTTTCTTTGCAACAACGCGATGTTTCATTATATATACCATAAATATTTTATGTTATTAATAAATGTCATTATTAATAAATGTCATTATTAATAAATGTCATTAATAATAAAGGTAAATAATATGAAAACATTTTATATTAACATATAAATACAAGTAAATGTCAAATGAAAATGTAATACTACCTATACAGACTTCCCTTAAAAAACCCAAAAAAAATAACGAGTTTATTATGCCAACCCGAGAGAATTATCGCATTATCTTATCACAAAACTATACAATAAAGCATTTGAAAGACATCGTCGCGCATTATAAAATTAAATTAGGCGGTGTAAGCGTAAAGGCGGATATTATTTTGAAAATCTACAACTATTTTAAGCTCTATGACAAGGCTGTCTTTATTCAAAAGGTGTGGCGCAACTATTTATTTAAGCGGTATAATTCTATCCGGGGACCGGCACGATTTAATCGAAAATTATGTGTGAATGAAACAGACTTCTTTACGATGGACGATATTGCCGATATTCCTTACTCGCAATTTTATAGCTTCAAAGATACCGATAATATGATATACGGCTTTGATATTATGTCCATCTATAATTTATTTGATAAAGGCTATGACAAAATTACCAATCCATATAATCGCAATCCGTTTCCGAAAGAAGTTAAGAAAAATATGTTGAAAATAATATGGATGAGCCGGTTATTTAACGATACAATTCATTTAACAATGACTGAAGAAGAACCAGCGCAGCAGCAAGCGTCTATTGTCAATATAGAATCAAGAATAATATCTCTCTTTAACGATATTGATAACTTGGGGAATTATACAAGTGTTGAGTGGTTTCTCGCCTTGGATATACCTTCCTTGATCCGGTTTATGGTAGAATTAAATGATATATGGAGCTATCGGGCAAACTTAAGCGAAAATGTGCGCCTTGAAATTTGTCCGAATTATAGAAATCTGTTTCGACTTATGTATTACGGCGATATGCGCAGCTGCTCTGTGCCAATGTTGCGAGAGATTGCTTTAAGCAGCATGGACATGCTAGTGCGATCCGGCTTAAATCACGATAGCCGTTGTTTGGGAGCTAATTATGTTTTATGCGCCCTAACCATGGTTAGTCCGGCAGCCGCTATGGCTTTACCATGGCTTTATCAGTCAGTTGTTTAGGTCTTATTTATTATGCTATATATTATGCCATATATATATAATGAAAAAACGGTCTTCCATAAAGGGTAAAAAAAATATATATGTTATTTTAGGCTTATTAGCAGTATTACTTGGTTCCCTGGCTTATTTAGCTTTTCAAAAAGGAACGCGAGAAGGTTTGGAAATTAAAGAAACAGTTAGTTCGGTGAAAAAAAGTGGAACGGATCCAAGCGGAAACAAGACGGAAGAGGAGCCCGAACCGGAGCCTAAGCCAGCGCCTAAGCCTAAAAAACAAGGAACAGAAGCCGCCCTGACGGGTATGTTAACATCGCTATTTGGAAAAGCCTAGTTTTTAAATTTTATATAAAGTATATTTAGGAAAATTAAATTTATTTTATATAAAACATATCTATTATCATATCTATTATCATCACGATATAATATATTATAATGCGTTAAAACACTTAAATAAATCTTATTATAGTAGAATATAAATAGAATGCCCGCCAAACAATCTACTAAGACTTCCACTGCCACTACTCCCGCCGCTGCTCCCGCTGCTACCCCCAAGGCTGCTAAGGCGCCTAAGGCTGCCGCTGTTGCCGCCGCCCCTGCCGCCGCTGTTGAAGTGAAGGCTGCTGAGCCCAAGGCTGCCAAGACCCCCAAGGCTGCTAAGGCGCCCAAGGCGGTCGTTGCTGCTTCCGTTGAAGAGGTAGCGGTTGTCGCTGCCCCTGTTTCCGATGAAACCGCCGCGGTCTCCGTCTCTTCCGTCTCCACCGATTTTTCTGATTTCATGTCCAAGCTCCAACAGCTCAGCACGGCGATTTCGTCCATCAAGACCGAATTCCGCACGCTGGAGAAGAAGGCATCGCGCGAACTTAAGAGCGCCGCCAAGGCGAGCCAGAAGCGCAAGCGCAAGGACCGCAAGGGCAATCGTTCCCCCAGCGGCTTTGTGAAGCCTACGCTCATCAGTGATGAGTTGGCATCTTTTTTGGGCAAGGATAAGGGCACCGAGATGGCGCGAACGGAAGTCACTCGCGAAATCAACGCCTACATCCGAGCCAATTCGCTCCAAGATAAGACTAACGGTCGCCGTATCAATGCCGACACCAAGTTGTCTTCCCTCTTGAAGCTCGCCAGCGGTGATGAGTTGACCTACTTCAACCTCCAGCGCTACATGAGCCCCCACTTCGCCAAATCCGCCCCGGTCACCAACGTTGTTGTTGCCTAAGCATCTGTTATGCCTATTGCCTATTGCCTATTTAATAAATAAAAATAAAAT